TTCTCTATTTTTTTTCTACTTTTCCGTAAATCTTTCTCTTGGAAGAAATTACTCTCTCTAGTCTGGATGAACACCACTTACATATTGGATAGCTTGATGAAGCTTCGTAGGTAAAGTCTGAGTAATTGCTAAAACGATCCTTACTTTTATCTTTTTTACATATCAAGCATATCATGTCAGTCATCTCCTGTCCAATTATTATACCTGAGTCGCCCTCAGATATCAATTGAATTGTCATTATTTAATTCTAATGCTACCCACTCTTCAAGGAGTGGGTAGAAATCGTATATACGAATATCTTTGTATATACAATTCTATTTAGAATATATATTAACTAACCTATACTGAAAAAGAGAAGAAAAACGGGGGTAAAAAGAAGAGAAAAACATAGATCTGATTCAGTAAAGATAGAATGGTGTTTGGGAGAATTAAAAATTTTTTAAAACTGACATCTAAGGTCGCAATTTAGATCACCACGATACCCTAACTCTTCCAAGTGGGTATTAGTTCCTTAAGTTCACTCACTCTTGTTTATGTTTCCCTCACACCATTCAGAAGAAGGTAAACAAGCCTGACTCACAGAAGTATTTATTGAACTCTTTATGTGGTGTGTTTTGAATCTCCCACAGAGTCCAACCGACATCTCAGCCTTTGTTGTATTATAGTATATAGTAGTTTCGACTCTCTCAAGTTCCAACAATTTTCTATTTTTATTAAAATTTTTTCATCTTTCTTTGCTATATATAATATACTATGACAAACTATTTAAAACCAAGTACTGCTGGATATCCTCTTACCGAGGAAGAGACAAATATTATTTACACAAAAGTTTATCCTAAATATGATAAGCTTATTCATTACATAGCTAGGAGATTCTATTCCTTGGACGAGACACAGGACCATGAGGATAGAGTACAGGAGATTAGTCTAGCTCTGTATCTAGGGATTGAGGGGTTCTGTAGATACAAATTACCAGAGCCAACTACCTTTGAAGAAGTTCTTGAAGGAGTCTTTGAAAGGGGAGACAAGTATATCAAGACTACGATGTGGCATCGTCAAAAAACAATAGCAAAGAAAGCTGCTATTGAAAGAGAACTTAGAGGAGATCTAGATGTTTGGAGGATTAACGACTTCAATCAAGACGATCATGGAGAAGCTTTATACTTCGCTGAGAATCATTGTGTACATAAATATTAAAAAGTTTACATTTTAGGTTCGTAGGAGTACTATATACTATGGAGTATAACTATGAATGACAAAGAAAATTTAGAAAGAATTAAGGAGCATCTCTTGCCTCTTTGGGGATTATTACCTGATTTAGAAGTTAAAATTAATAATTATGAGTTTTGGCTTAAATTTGAAGGGGAATTAAGAGCATTTTTAAATATGGGACTGGAGACAGAATTAACGGACTTAAATTTAGAGGATGCTTACCAGAACCTTTTAATTGAGATATATAAAAGACCTGATAAGTTTACTCCCAGAGTTGATGGACCTACTCTATTAGATTCGTTCTTTCAAAAGATTAGTCTTATTAGGATTGCTTACCAGAATCAGATTAAAAAAATGCACCGTTCAGACTTAGCAGAAGATATTAGGATTTTAGAGTACAAAAGACAGAAGTACTCCTTAACCTCTGAAGAAGAAAAGAAGCTAGAAAATCTAAAAATCTTCAAAAAGAAGCTCTAGTAAGGTACTTATATATAGGAGATTCCATTATGTGTACATCATCAGTTGAAAATAGAGTGAAAAAGGGGATTAGAAACCCTTTAGGTCTTAAGATAGGGGCACAGGTTGGAGAGAAGTTATATAATGATGGGAAAGGAACGGCTAAATTGTATAGAACTGATACATACGAAAAGCCTAAGAAGAAGAACAAAGGAAATAATTAGGATATTATATTATGTGTATGAAACAAGACCCCCCAAAGATTCCAGCAGTTGTACCTGTTATCCCTCCGCTGGAAACTGCTGCCGAGCAGGGTACTTTAGCTAAGAAAGATTTTAGTGTTACACCCGAAGGTAAAGTCAAACAACGGCAAAAAGGAATTCAGGGACTAAGAATTCCTACTAAACCAGCGACTTATTAAGATGCTTAATAAACCAGCTAGAGCTAAATATGGAAAACTCGTAGATGAGAGGGATACTTTCCTAGAAATTGCTAGAGAAAATGCTCTTGTCACTATTCCATATTTATATCCCCCAGAGGACATGTCCCAGGGTGATAATCTAGATAAACCTTATCAATCTTTAGGAGCAAGAGGAGTTAATCATTTAGCTGCTTCCTTATTGAATATTTTATTCCCAACAGACAGACCTTTTTTTAGATTAACTTTCTCTGAAGAGGAAGCTTCTGAAATTGATGACGGGACTCTTGCTCAGATTGATGAAAAACTAGCTGAAATTGAGAAGCAGATTATTAGAGATTTTGATACACAAGCCTTAAGGTCTAACATTTACAATTCAATCAGGCTTCTACTAACTGGAGGTACTGTAGCTTTATCTCATTTAGATGGTAATTTTAGAACTTTAAAGTTAGATCAATTCGTAATTAAAAGGAAGTCTAATAAAACTCTAGATTATATTATAATCAAGGATGCCATTACTAAAGAAAGGGCAAGAGAGATTTCTCCTACAGTAATTGCTAATCAAGATAAGAAAGAATATTTCTTATATACAGTACAGCAGTACGAGGAGGATGGTGAGGTAGTGGTTTGGCAGGAGTTAGAAGATGAAAAGCTTTCTAAGAAAACTTTCAAAAAGGCACCAATTATCGTGGTGGTTACAAATATTATTGATGGCGAGGATTTTGGTAGATCTTATGTTGAAGAGTTGGCAGGTGATCTTAATACGCTTGAGTTGCTATCTAAAGCAGTTGCTAAAACGGCAGCCTTAGCGTCAAAATCAATCTTTATGGTATCTCCAGATGGTCTTACTAGAGGAAGGGATGTAGCCAGAGCAAATGATGGAGATGTGGTTGCTGGTAGAGCAACTGATGTTACTGTTTTACAATCTCAGAAAGGACAAGATCTTAATATTGTATTCCAACAGACTCAAGAACTAAAAGAAAGACTGGGTAAAGCATTCCTTCTAAGCACAGAGACATTCCCAGACAGACAATTAACAGCTACGGAAGCCAGAGCAAGAGTTCAAGAAGTTGAGGCAAGTTTAGGTGGATTATATTCTATGCTTTCACAAACTCTTCAATTACCTTTTATTCAGTTGATCATCCAGAACCTAGAAGAGAAACAAGTAATTCCCGAATTACCAACTGAGGTTGATTTAAACATCGTTACTGGTATGGATTTATTGGATCGAAGGACTAAAGTTACCCAGATCAATGAATTCCTCCAATTTTTAAGTATGTTTGGTGAGATGGGAATGCAGTATATTGATATGTTAGCCTTAATCGAAGAAGTTGCTAGGGGAATTGGTCTTGATCCAGCAGACTTCGTGAGGGAGCCTGAGCAGACCCCTATGGACCCACAGGCAGGAATGGAGGAAGTAGTCAATGCGGGAGTCGCAGGAGCCGCACAGGGAGTTGGAGGAGGTGTGGGGCAAGGCGTACAAGATATGGTGATGAATCAAATGGCACAATTACAAGGACAGCAATAAACTAAGGAAAATAATATGACTGAAGGATTTGAAAGTAATGAGAATCCCTTAACTGGGAATAGTGATGACGGTGTGGCAAGAGTAACACTCCAACAGAGTGAGGATGCCCCTAATAGGCAAATGACCTCAGAAGAGGCACAAAATCGTAGTAAAACTGATCAGGAATTGTATTCAGCAAAGAGTATGCCTCAAAGTACCGAGGTTGATCAGAATGTGGTACAGAATCAAAAAGAAGCTCTTTTAGCAGGTAAATTTAAAAATGCTGAAGATCTAGAAAAAGCTTATACTGAGCTATCCAAGAAATTAGGAACTAATGAAAAAAATACAGATACTAAAACTTCACCTGAAGAAAGCCAAACTCTTGACTCTAATGTTTTTAGTAAAGCTACTTCTGAATGGGAAACAACGGGTCAAATCACTCAAGAAACTCTTACTTCGTTGACCGAGGCTGGTATTCCAGAAGAGGTTGTAAATCAATATATCGCTAATGCTAATGCTCAGGAAGAACTGAAAAGAGCAGATATCCTAGAAAGCATTGGGGGACAGAATGAATTTGACAAGATGAGTAATTGGGCACAAAATAATCTTCCTAAAGATGAGATTGAGGGATTTAATAATGTTATTTCTACTGGAGATATTGGTCAAATTAAATTAGTTTTAGGAGCTTTAAGATCGAGAATGGGAGCAAAAACATTTATCCAGCCTGATGGAAATAGCACTTCTCAAGGGGATAGAGGAGCCTTTAAATCAAAAGCTGAGATGACTACTGCTGTTAATGATCCTAGATACTCTAAAGACACGGCATATCGTAATGAAGTGGCTAGAAAAATAATGATGAGCAAGAATTTATAAAATATATTTACTTTTAGTTTTTAAACACCTCTATATAATGTAGAGGTGTTTTTTTATGAAACAATGTAATAAATGTAAAAAGGAATTGACTAAGATAGACTTTCACAAAGATAAAGATAAGCAGGATGGATTGTCTACTATTTGTAAGACCTGTAAATACGAATATTCACACTCAGAAATTGGTTTATTTAATCAGTACAAGGCTAGATGTAAAAAATATAAAAGGGAGTTTACAATTTCACTAGAGTTTTTTACCAAAGAAAGACATAAACCCTGTAAATATTGCTCAGTAAAGGACGCTGGGGGATTAGATAGAGAAGATAATAACATAGGATATACCCCAGAGAATGCTGTTCCATGCTGCTTTACTTGTAATTGGATGAAGAGAAACTTAACCGTTGATGAATTCACTAACCATATTATGAAGATTTTATTCAATTTTATACACAAGAACAGGACTTAGGTGGTACTTATTATTAGACCCGTGTCATTTAATTTTTAATTAAACACTAGCCAGATGCGTCTGATACCTATGTAGTTACTAAAATTTAAATAACAAGGATACTCTAATCCAAGTTTTTTATTTATTTTAATGTCTGATGAGATTTTGATTTAACCCTTATCTCTTAAGATATAATTGGCTATTACATAAGGAGTAATATTATGGCTGATGTAGATCCTCTTTCACTAGGTGGCTCAGTACAGGGAGATGCTTTTACAGGCACTTTTGCTACTGATAACTCGCTTTGGCTGAAAGTTTTTGGTGGCGAAGTCCTCGCTGCCTTCGAAATGGCAATCGAGGTAACCCCTCGTATTCAATCCCGCACTATTTCTAGTGGAAAAAGTGCTACCTTTCCTGTTCACGGAAGGGCACACGCAAGATCGCATGTTCCAGGCGAGGATATTTTAGACGCAGGTAACACTTCGACTGATTATGTTGATGCTGGTGCTTCTGGTCTTCCGCAGACTTGGGCATCTGGTACTTCAACTAAGTATCTCAGCTTCCTTGGTTCTAACGAAAAAGTTATCAACATTAACGATATGCAAATTGCTTCTGTTTTTATTGATGATCTCGATGAAGCAAAAGCTCATTACGACCTAAGAGAAATTTATACCAAGGAATTGGGTAGATCTCTTGCTCGTAGAGTTGATAACCTTTCCTGTCGTGCTATCGCTGCGGCTGCTGCTGGTACTGCTGGTGCTGGTATGCCTATGCGTGGTGGACAATCTGTTACTGATGCTAACATTGCTACCCAATCTGATGTTCTTGTAAGTGGTATTATTACTGCGGTTCAGAAACTCGATGAGTACGATATTCCTGCTGAAGAAAGAATGATTATTCTTGACCCTGCTCGTTACTACTTGCTGCTTCGTGCTGCTGGTGGTGCCGTTGGTACTGGTCAGAGTTATGCTGCTCTTCTGAGTCAGGATTATTCCCTCGGAAATGGTGACTTCGCTGAAGGTCGAGTCCTAATGGTTGCTGGTTGTCCTGTTGTGACTTCCAATAACACGGGATTTGGTGTTGACTGGAGTCAGGCTGCTGGTGGTCTTTATAATACTGACCTTAATATCGACATGAGTAATTATGTTGGTCTGGTTGCTCACAAGTCTGCCGCAGGTATGGTTAAGCTTCGTGATATCACTATGGAAAGTGATTACATGGTTTCCCATCAGGGACACCTGTTTGTTTCTAAACTTGCTTGTGGTGTTGGTGCTTTGCGTACTGATGCTGCTGTAAGCTTGGCAACTCCGTAATAGATCAACACGCATT